TGGCTTTCGCCTTTTCGGCTTTGATTCGAGCGGCGACTTCACGCTGTTTCTTGTCACGCTCGATTTTCTTTGCCTTTTCGGCTTTCGCCTTTTCGGCTTTCGCCGCCTTTTCGGCGCACTTCAGCGTATAATCATCACGCATAGCGTACCCATCAAACGGCTCGTCTTTGGAACCCTTTGGAATTTCAACCTTTACACGGATATAAAGGTCATTTCCCTCGCTATCCACAACAGGGAAGCAAAACGCATTAGATGCAATATCAAGTACATCTTCACCATTTGCTTCAAGCGCAGAGCGCACAAGGTTCATATACTGCACACGCACAACTTCTTTGAGATTTTTTGCCATAGTAGCACTTCCTTTCTTTTCCTTATCTCTTACTTCCCCTTGATTATACCACCATTCCGAGGTAAAGTCAAGAAGAATATTTATACATTTTTTATGCAAGGGGATTTCCATTTTTTCCCTTTTTCATTTTCTATATATATTATACCACAAATTTTGAAAAATGTCAATAGATTTTTTCCTGCCAATTTTTTCCAGTACTTGCGGGACTTGCAAACACAAGCAAAAAATTTTGCATTTGAATTTTCTGAATATTCTGAAAATTGGCGCCGGCCAAATTGTCGGACAATTCCGACAATTTGTTTTTATTAGATTCTGTTATATTTGAGAAAAGCTTGCTCACAAGCTTCATCATATTCTTGTGGGTAAAGTAATAAATAAAACAAAAATGCAAGATTAATAACAGGGAAAAAACTAATCATTAAAGTTTTCATTACTGACAATAAGGTAGCAAGCCCCTTATTATTACAATTAATTTTTTTCGCATTAGGATATTTCTTTTTGAGTGCAGAAACACAAAGATATGCTTCTAAATATCCCATAAAAAGAATAATAGCAGATAATCCTAAATAAATGTAAATAACAATACGCATAATAACTCCTTTCAAATAAGCGTGATAAAATAAATGTTCAAAGCGGCGTTCGCCAAGTGCATTACCAGACCGTTGATATGTCTGTCAACTGTTAAGTCTTTAACAATACCGATAATAGCAACAGCAAGACCAAACCAAGCAATAGACAACCCATAAATCATAATCAAGATAACATTGATAACAGTAATGACCGCACGCAAGTCATTGTATTCAAGTCTGAATGGCTCGTAAATCTTAAATAACTCTTTCATTTTCTTCTCCTTTCCTTTGATAGTCTAATTATAGCACAAGTCAAAATCCCTGTCAAGTGTTATTTTTTTAACAAGCGCCGGCGCGAATTGTCAGAAAATTTAAACTTTATTTTGATACTTGACAAAGGCTTATATTTGTGTTATCATAATAACGAAAGGAGATAAGATTATGTGGGACTATGATATTACTTACTATGTAGCACAAGACGATTATGTCGGCATCTTTGAAGTCCGCTCTTGCTCCGTCAAGCACGCTTACGAAGATGCAAAGTATATCCTTGACGAAGTGTTCTTGGAAAAGGACTATGAGATTATTGGTATCAAGAAGAAGGTGAGTTTGTATGACTAAACGAGAATGGGAAAAAATGCTCCAGTACTTTGAGGAAGATGAAGAGGTCAGCGAGGAATCTATCCTTGACTATGAACGCTCTTTGGCAGAACAAGCCGAGTATAACAGAATGGTCGCAGAAGAAAATACTTTGGCGTATGCTTGGCAAGATGATATGATGTTTCTTTGGCGATTTGAAAGATAATAGTCAGAATTTTCTGACTATTTGGCCGGCCCGAATTGTCAGAATATTCTGACAATTTAAAATCAAAAAAATAGCAGTGGTGAATTTCTTCACCACTGCCGTTGGCTACAAGCCTTGACTACGCAAGCTTGTAAGTGTTAGGCTTACCCTCGATGACAAGCACCTTTTCAGCCACACGCAGACGCTTCAGAGAAGCCGTTACCTTACCCACGGTCAGACCCGCAGTTTCAGCGATTTCAGACGCAGGAACATAAGCAGTAGCCTGTTCGAGCGCATCGATAACCGCAGTATCGGTTTCGTTCTGTTCAGCCGTCTTAGCCGCACGAGCTTCCGCTCCACGATTCAGCTCTTTCTGAGCCATAGCGATGACTTCCTCAGTGATGTTACCATTGACGATAGCTTCAAACATTTCTCTCTTGGTCATAATGAACCTTTCCTTTCTTGCCTTTCGGCTCTCTCTTAACTTACGAGTTAAGTATAACATAATTTTTCGATTCTGTCAAGAGGTTTTTAAAACTTTTTTTTAATTTTTTTTCGAGAGCGGCTCGCTTGCCGTTGCCACTCTCAACCCTTGACAATAAGATTATAGCAAAATTTTGGTCGAAAGTCAAGCGTTAAATTAAAACGCGGAATATTAAAATTATTCTGAATATTCTGAAAACGGCGGCCGGCAAAGTTGTCAGATAATTCTGACAACTTGCTTTCACCTCATACACGCATAAATGAATAAACCTACAAAACTCATTACTACGATAATAATTTGGTCTTTTTCCCAAGTCATATTTATACCACCTTTCTAATAAGTATCCAAGCCCATCATTTCAGCTTCCATTTGCGTTACCTTTCCCCAACAGACTATCTTTTCATTAGGGAAAATTTCGTGCGCATATGCGATATGCTGTTCTTTCGTTGCATTTTCCAATTCAGTGAAAAATTCTTCACCGCAAATTTCACTATCTTCACCAACGATTTCAAACCAATAAGTCGTCCACATAAGTTTTCTCCTTTCAATCCTTACCATTTGACAATAAGATTATACTATATTAGGATAAGAATGTCAAGCATTATTTTTATCAGAATTTATATTCAGAATATTCTGATAATGCCGCCGGCCCAAGTTGTCAGAATTATCTGACAACTTGATTTGTGGAGGTTGAAGAGGGAGTCGAACCCTCATCTACGCATTAACAGTGCGTTGTTCTTCCGTTATACCACTCAACCTTATTAAAGAGAGGAGTTGCCGTGTCCTGCCGTCCCCTTTCCAACGGCTGCGCCACCTTGGCGGCGTGGGTTGCGTTCTTAGCGCTTGGTTCACATTTATATACCGCACAACAGGACTCCATGCGGTAAGGGTCATCGGAATCGGTCTTACTGACTCAGTTGAGTCGCACCATCTCGGCTTTGCCTATCCTCACCTTGATTATATTGTAGCACACTCGGTGCCGTTTGTCAAGGGGTTTTTACATTTTTTTGAGGAGATTTTATTTTACTTACAACAGATTACGCGTCTGTGAGAGGTTGTTTTCTCTCTCCCCTTGACATTATTAGTATAGCATATGGGATTATATTTGTCAACACTTTTTTCTTAAAAAATTAAAGTTTAAATATTCTGAAAACGGCGGCCGGCGAAATCGTCAGACAATTCTGACGACTTCGTTTAGAGAGGAGGAAACCGAATTAAAGGTATTTATCAATATTATGTCTGCTTACCTTTTCTCTTGGTCTATCCTTTTTCGTGGAATGACCGCCTGTTCTGAAAGGTATATCAATTTTGGGATTAGTTTTCTTTATTAAGTCAATGCCTGAAATGACACCGATTTTTTCTACTTTCTTTTTCATTTTTATCTCTCCTTACATTTAGGATTATATCACACTTTCCTTACCTTGTCAATAGGCAATTCAATTTTTTCAGCAAATTTTTTTCAGAGCAAGCAATACCTTTCCACTCGTCCCTGTTCTTCTGTTCATCATCAAAAAGAACGCCTGTTCCTACTGTACTTTTTGGAGTACCATATTTAAGGATTTTTATTTCATTAAATTTTACACTCGGAAGATGTTTAGAAATATACTGTAATTTTTCTTTCGTTACTTCCTCGTCATATTTTTCGGAAGAACCTCTTGCACACCACGAAACAATGTTGATATTCCAACCTTCCCTGTAAAGTCTATTCAAAGTCTTTGCGAATGTTGGGAAATGCACAAGCGGTTTAGCATCTTTATAAGGACTTGCATCAAAATTGTGTAATTTTTCCAACCAATTTTCTACTCCGTACAAGTCTACAAAAGTTCCGTCCATATCAAACCAAATATTTTTATCCATTTTATTTCCTCACTTTCTCTATATATAGTATACTATATTCGGGATACCTTGTCAAGTATTATTTTGGGAAAATTTTTCTGCCTGAATTTTCTGAAAACGGCGGCCGGCGCAATTGTCAGAATATTCGGACAATTATTTTTGCAAGAAAAAAATGCGTGAGAGGAGACCGCATTTTTCAAGAGAGAGGAGATTACAGTTTTTCCCAATGGCCTTGTTTCCAAGTGCCGATGTAGATATACAATTCTTTTTCCTTTACCTTGTAAGTAAAGTGTGCATCTTCGGTTTTGATGAGGACATCACCATAATAATTTCCGCCAATACAATTCACTAAAAGTCTGTTGGGGCATTTCTCTTTCAACACCGCAAGAGCTTCAAGAATATCTTGTGTCCAAATGTTAAACATTTCACTGCTCCTTTCTCAAGTAGATGACAGGTGGCTTGGCTTCAGCTTCCACACGCAGAACATCATAGTACCACACTGCGGCGTAGGTCTCAACGCTTCTGCGACAGGTTAACACGCCATGTCCGTCAGGGTATACAATTTTTACAGGTTGATTGTGCCGAAAGGCTTTCATTATTTTGTTCAGTTGCATCTCTTTCTCTCCTTAACTTCAGCTTTATTATAGCACAGCTTTCGTAGCTTGTCAAGCTCCAGCTTGCAAGTTATTTTTTTAACAAGCGGGCCGGATCCGCTTCGGAGGCAGGCCCGGCCGGTCCGGACCGGAAGCCTTAGGCTTCCGCCTTGGCTTCCAGTCTGTTCAACTGGGCTTCATTCGCAAAGGTCGCGCCCTTGTATTTGATTTGATAACCGATTCCGTCAATTACGAGGTCGGGAGCTTCCGTAAACGGTACGCTATCCTTTTTCCAGACCTGTCCGACTTTTTCGGTGAGGATTTTTTCAAAAGCCGAACCTCTGTTTTTTCTGCCTGTGCTGACTTCCTCGGCGACCTGTTCGAGGAATTCCTCGGAGCAGATGTATTCAATTTTCAGAGCCGACTTTTTCAGCTGCTCGACTTCATCGTAGCCGCCCTTAAAGCGGATTGAGTAGCCGTTTCCGCGGCTTGCTCTGTCAAGTTTTACAACGGCAGGCAGGGCGGCGGCGGTGGTGTAAGCGGCGTAAACCTTGCCGTTTTCTACATAACCGAAAATATAGTTGTGGCAGTAGGCGTGTTTGGTGTAAAGGTTGCAAAGTGTAGTTTTCATTAGGTATCTCCTTCCTTAACTCTGTACTAATTATAACAAATGCCGGCTTGTTTGTCAACACTTTTTCGCAATTTTTTCTACCAATTATTGCCAGTCCCATTTTTCGGACAGCTTGCATAATATGCAGGAGTCTGCATAAATATGCAGGAGATTAGACCAGGCTAACTCAGGTTGCAGCAGGCTAACTCAGGTTGCAGCAGGCTAACCCAGGTTAGTCCGGACTAACTCCGGTTAGTCGCGACTAACTTCATCGCTTTAGCGCTTCATTACATTAAAGTCTTGCATCTTGCAAGATTCAGAATATTCTGACAATTTGGCCGCCTACTTTTAACAGAATATTCTGATAATTATGCCGCCCACAACCATCAGAATATTCTGACAATTACACCGCCCGTCATTGTCAGAATATTCTGAAAATAAAAAATTGCTGCCCGAGTGTTTGCGTCCTCGGTGTCCACTCCACTTCCCACTATTATAATAACATAATGCCGTTGGCTTGTCAAGTGTTTTTTCATAAAAAAATAAAAAAATTTTTTAATAAAAAAGTGTTGACAATGCCGGAGAATTGTGGTATACTTTAATCAAGATAAAGAGAGGAGATAAAATTATGGAACTGGTTACGATTGGATTCTTTTCGGAAATTGACTACACTGTGGAAAATCTCGCTTGCGCTGTTTATATCAACGAGTGCCTACTGGTAGAAGATTGACAAAGTTTTAACGAAGGCAACGGCGAAAAAAATCGCCGTTGCCGAAAAAAACTGTTGACAATAGAATGAAGATGTGATAATATAATATCAGAGAGAACAAGAGAGGAGAAAAGAAAATGAAGATTGTACTTAATAAATGCTATGGCGGTTTTGGTCTTGATAAGGAACTTGCAGAACAGTATGGAATTGACGAATGGTCGGTAGACCGTTCTGATGCTCAACTGGTTGAACTGGTTGAGAAGTACGGAGAAGATGCTGGCGGTGGTTATTCCGAGTTGGAAGTTATAGAAATTCCTGACGAGGCGACCGATTGGGAAATTGACGAATACGATGGCTTTGAATCGGTTATCTATGTAATTGATGGAAAAATCCATCACGCCTAAAATCAAGGCGGTGAAGAAAATCACCGCCGTTTTTTCTCACCCTGTCGAATTGTCAGAAAATTGCGGCAATAGGAAAAAGCTGCGAAGCGAGTGCTACCCTGTCGAATTGTCAGAATATTTCGACAATAAAAAAATCGAAAAAAAGTTGAAAAAAGTGCTTGACATATAGACCGGCTTGTGTTAATATATACTTGTAAGAGGAAAGGGTTAGGAAGAAATCCCACCTCCTCGGTAGACAAAACGCTACTAAAAATCTTCCGAAAAAATTAAAAAAGTGCTTGACAAAAGCAAAGTTATCCTGTATAATCAAGACAGAGATAAGGAAAGAGAGGAAAGAAAAATGAAGAGAAGTGCTTGGTACATTTTCGAAGACGGATACGAAGTTTGGCTCTACGGAATGAGCGTTCAGGAACGGCGAGTGCTTGAAAGCAAGCACGGGAAAATCGTTCGAATCATTCCCGAATAGAAAAAGGTGGTGTGGAAGCACCGCCATTTCCCGCCGTGGTAAATTATCAGAATATTTTGAAAACAATTTTAGCGTCCCAGTCCATTATATCATGCCGACGGCATTTTTGTTAAGAGGAAAAAATAAAAAATTTTTTTAATTTTATGCTTGACAGACCGGTAAAATTATGATATACTTTAGTCAAGATAAGGAGAGATAAAGAGAGGAGAAAAGAAAATGAAGGAACTGGTCGCCACAAGAATTGCAAACGCCGAACTGCTCAATGAAATGTATGAAAAAGGGTACAGATACTACTGTGAATATGGATACCGTGAAAGCGGTTATGATGATGCTTGGTCGGGTATGCCCGATATAACGAATGACCTTTACTTCTTCGATAGCAAGATGGAAGCCGAAGCGGTCGCAATTACTCAAAAGTGGTATTTCAACGAGGATATTCACGCAGAAGTCTGCGTCATTCCGAAACATTCCGAAACTTTCAAAGAGTGGAAAGAACGAAAAGAAAAGGAAAAGGCTGAAAGAAAAGCGCAGAACGCTGAACGGCTGAAAGCGAAAGCCGAAAAAGAAGGCTTGAGTATTGAAGAATACAAACACTTGAGAAACAGAAACCGCAAATTAAAAAAGATGAGAGAAGCGGTTGAAAACCTTGCAGAAGCACTTGCGAAAGCAGAAAAAGAGCTTGCCGAGTACGAAGCCTATATCGCCGAAAATCCTATCAAGTAAATCGAAGCGGTGACAAAAGTCACCGCATTTTTTTATTAAAAATCTATTGACAACGCCGTCCGGCTATGCTATAATCTAATTGAAGATAAGGAAAGGAGAAAACGAAAATGGAATGGAGAGTAATTGACAACCTAATGGTTAGAAAGATGCAAGAAGACGCAAGCGCAAGATACGCCGCAGTAGTGCAAGGCTATCCGACCTTTAGACAGAATATGGTAGTGGCGCACGGAAGCACCGCAGAGGAAGCAGATGAAGAGGGCGTAATGTACTGGAGAATCGTCCTTGAATACGAGGGAATCTTGAGAATCGTAAGAGTTGAAGATGTCGTAATCGAGTAGAGGATGGTGTCGAAAAACGGCGCCGATTTTTGGCCCGCGGCAAATTGTCAGAATATTTTAACTTTAATTTTTTTATAAAAAGTGTTGACAAGACCGGCAAGGTGTGTTATACTTACATTGTAAGAAAGAGAGAGGCAAAAGCCTAAAAGAAAGAGAGGAAAAGAAAATGACCGATTACAGAATGATTAGAACCGTGATGAGAAGAACTGGAAGAATCGTAGTAGACCGCAGAAGAGAAGATGGCGGCTACTACCTCGAAGTTGAATCCGATGGCGGAGAAGATACGGTTTTCGAGTTTGATAGCGAAGGCACTCTTGAATCCATCTTCTAAAGTAAAAGCGGTGCAGAAGCACCGCCCATTTTTTCCGTGGCGAATTATTAGAATATTTTGACAAATATCTCTGAAAAAAATTCTAGAAAATTTTTTATAAAACACTTGACATATAGTCTCGTTTGTGTTAATATATACTTGCAAGAGGAAAGGGAACGGCTTCCCACCTCCTTGGTAGCAAGCAGTCAAGAGCAAGCACTACTAAAGCCGACTTGAACAAGATAAGGCATCAGTAACATGGTGCAACGCCTGGTTGCGGAGAGGATAGGTTCGATTCCTATATGCAGACTCTCGAATGAGATAAGGCATAGGTAGGCTGGAGCACACACGCCGCGTAATTAGCCCAGGAGAGAAGGGTTCGATTCCCTTATGCAAACTCTTGTTCAAAAAAGTAGTGAATAATTTCACTACTTTATTTTTTTATCCTACCTTATCAGAATGTTCTGACAATGGCGGCCCGCCGCGAAGTCAGAATAGTTTGACAATTATCTTTTAACCTTTCTTTTTTAATTCCGCGTAGAAAATATATTTTTTTCATTTTACCTATTGACAAGGCCGGCGAAGTATGATATACTTTAGTCAAGATAAAGAGTGAGTGAGTTGAAAGGAGATTCACGATGAGAGAAGAACTGCTTGCCCGCGTTGCGCGTCTGTATGGCTTGGAAGCCGAAGAAACCATTGAATTTGCTCGTCTGTGCGAGGCGTATGAAGACGAGGACTGGTGCGATGTGCGCCTGTACTCCATCGCCGAACTGCTGGAAATGCGGTATGCTGAGGCGTGATGAAGAGGGCGGTGATGAAAATCACCGCTCATTTTTTCTTTCTGTCTTTAATCAGAATGTTCTGACAATTCTACCGGCTAGGGACGGCCTGCCCCTTCCAATCGGTCCATACCCGGTTTACAATAATATTATTATATTTTAATTAAAAAATAAAATAGTGACTTGACAATCTTATCCGGTCATGTTATACTTATATTGTAAGAAAAAAGAGGGCAATCCGTTTTTATGGAGAGAGGAGTCGGAAAATGGACGCTGAAATGAGAATCTGGAATGAATTGGAAAAAGTTATGAATGGTATTGATATCGTGTTTTACGATGGTATTCCTTGTGATGTTGACGGCTGGAACCTCTTGAATGAAGAGGTTGAAGAAAGAGTTAGCATGGGAGCAAAGATTTACTTCTTCGAAGACCTGCTTGCTCTTGAATAACTAAAAAAAGAAAGGCGGTGAATTTCTTCACCGCCTTTGATAGCTTGTAAAAATGTATTGAATTTCGGGCTTTTGTATTTTTATGCAGGACAGGGGTCCCGGGGTGGTTTGTAGGATTTTTAGGAATTTTCTGAAAATTCAGACCCGGGCGTCACACATTTTCGTACTGAATTAAAAATTTCATTTTAAGCAGTAATAATAGTATAGGTTCCAGTAGAGGTTACTTCTATTACTTGTGTACTACCAGAGAACTTATAGCCTGCTGTTGCATCTAATTCATGAGGTACAATATGCTCAGCAACATTATCAGTTGGCCCATTCCAAGTTAAAAGATCTACTGATCTTACACCGATATCTACTTCATCGCCATCTAATAAATAAGTGGTTACTACACTAGAGTTGACGGTAATGTTATATGGGTCTCCTTCATTATATTGATAAATATTAAGACTGCCGCTTCCACCAGCAGAAGCAGTAAATGAATTAATGCTCAAATGTGCGTTACAACCAATGGTATAATTTCCAGCTTCATTTAAAATGATAGAGCCGCTGGTGTTCCCCTCACTAATGGCGTAGGTTACGCCAACATCAGAGCCTTCATGATAAAGGGTAAAGTATAGCGGATCTGCGCCTTCTGGGTAACCATCATCTTCCCAAGTATTACTTTCATAAACAAAATTATGATATGCCCAATTCAAAGTATAAGTAATTGCTGTACTCGTAATATTAACTTGAGCATTATTATTAGCAGAAGTTATGGAAGTAATCGGTGTACCATTAATAGCAAAAGCTATATCATAGCCAATACTAGAAGTATCAAATTCATAAGCAAATTCATTATCTTCATCATCTTTATAAATTGGTAAAGTAATTTCATCACTATAACTAATTCCAGCAGAATCATTATCATGCGTCATGGTAATATTAATACGTGTATAACCATTGTACAACGTAAATGTATAACTTCCTTCTGGCATTGAAGTCCAAGCGAAGGTAACCTTATACTCTCCAGTTGGCACAACTGGTTCAACATCAGATTCGTAATTCGGCAATAAAGCATTTAACGCATTATATACAGACTGTGCTTCATCACTAATGCTGTTACCTTTATTTATCCAATTATATGACTCTGAAGGTATAAAATCAGCGCCTGTTAAAACTGTACAATACGATACCGCCGCAGCAGTTAAAGTATTTCTAACTGTTATATTCATATTAGCCCAAGAAACTAATGCTGGCGTTTCACCAGAAATATCATAAAAAGTAAAATTAGCAGAACCAGTGCCGCTTGTCCAAGTTGGATTAAAATTAGCATCTACGGCATAACTAATATTATTAATAACTTGCCAAGAAGCAGATACTCCTGTAGGTGGATTATTAATAAAATATCCAAATTCCAATTTATAACTAAAAGGAGTAGTATTTCTAATTTCATGCAATTTTACATAAGTAGGAACATATGTTTCTACTTCTAAATCTAAATTTAAATAATAATCATTACTAATTTCATTATTAATTAAAGAATAAAGTGCGGTTTTTGCAGCGGATAAAGCACTATATAAAGTAGCATCAATTATAACTGGATCGACCATACTTGCAATTTCTAATGAATTATCTATACCACCATTTGCAAGTAAATATGTAATCCCTTCATTTACACTATTCGCGCTAAGTCCAAAATCCGTAGTTTCTTGACTTTCACTGCTTAGATTACTATAAAGTCGAGTTGTTACGGTTAAGGCATCTGTGAGTTGACTTCTTTCTATCGGTGTAAAATCAACTCTTACATCATCACCTAATATTATCATTCAATCGCCTCCTGCGAGTATAATCTATTATTAAGTAAATTTCTAGGGTTTCTTTCACATTCTTTACATATAAATTATACCAAAAATTGACAGAAAAGTAAAATTTTAGTATAATGTATACAAGAGGTGAGAAATGCGATTAAATTTGGACTTCCAGTTAGATACGCCGGAAGAAAGATTAGCGTATCTTGACACGTATATACAAGACAAACAATTTACAGACTCGAATCTCGAAATGATGGCCAACTATTTATTATGGACCGTGCCGTCGCCTGATTTCGAGATAGATTCTGCGCACAGCCCCTGGAAGAGTCGCGAAAGTAAGCATATATCTTGGCAAGCATTACAAGAAGAGGAATTAGAAGGTAATAGAAAAAGCGTTTATCAGCAAATTAGTGAAGTTCAAGAGAAAGGTAAGAAAAGAAAATTAGATAGAAATTGTGTACTAGTTAAGTTAAATTTTGAAATGCCGACGGCGACAATTAATGAGATACTGAGCCGCCCGAACGATACCCTGCCGCCTTTCGATTATTCATTAAGTTATCAAACCATTACTTGGTTTGATTTATGGGGACAGATAGATAAAACAGAATACCAGGTTCAATACTGGGAACTTAAGAATGGCAAGCGCCGAGCCGATCTACCAATTAGACAGGAACTATTGGAGAGATTGGCTTTCTTTGCGTATTATAATCATCCCTATGACACTTATGGTGAATTAATAGCGGCCCTTGAAGCTGCGGCCGGAGCCTGGGATGGATATACGGCATTGAAGCAGAAGCGGCAGCTGGTTGCCTTACGAACTGAACAGTACACCTTACTTGATGCTTTACAAGGTGAATCACTTCAAAAACATGGTAATATTGGTCTATATTGGAATGACAATGACAATGGTTTAATAGGCTTCAAACCTTTTATGGCAGAAGAATTATTATTTGAAAATTTTGAAGATTCATTCTTTAACAGGCCATTCCAAGATCTTTGCATAAAAGAACTACAAAATGCCGACGCCGGGGTTGGTATACGGGAAATCGACTTAAGGGATCCGAAAACCGTTCGCGAAGTTCTTTTTATGCGGAATGATTTTATAGATTCTTTATCTGACCTTCCTTATCAGGAGTACGAGATAGTCAATAAATTAATTAAATATATTGATTATTATATTCATAAATGTAATTTTTCAGATGATTTAAAATATATTCTTTATGCCAAAATTAGCGGCGTGTCCAATAGAAGTATAAGCGAACATCTTAAAGAAAATTACGGATTAGATTATAAAGAAAATTATATTTCTACTATATTTACGAAAAGGATAGTAAATGCAATTATTAAAGAAGTCGAAAAACATTATAAAAATGTCGAATATATTTTAATGGGTAAAAATGTTTTCAAACGCTGTTCCTGCTGCGGCAAGTTACTGCCACGGAATACCGAATACTTTAATAAGCGCGTTACTTCTAATGATGGCTTCTTTAACTATTGTAAAGACTGTAAAGTATTAAAAAAGGCCATCAAGGAGCAAAATAATGAAAAGAAGTAAAGATAGAGAGGTATTAAAATTTCTTAAATATCTCACACAATTAGAGGTTATTGAGGCTGTAGGAATTGCTAGGCTATTAGGTGTCGAACTTGTAACAAGAGAAGACGGTACAGACGCCGACGGACAAGAGAAGGCTACAATAACTGAAAAAGATTATGATATTATTTTGTCTGAACTTGTTGATGCTTTTGTATCCACTTCCAAGAGCAAAAGAAAGTTTATATTATCTGTAATGGAGCCGATAGTAAAATAATGTTAGAACCGAAATTACCAAAAGTAGAAGACTTCAAGATGAGCGAAACTAAACGTTGCTGCAAATGCGGCCGCCAGAGACCTATGGGAAGTTTTATTAAGACCCGCGCCTGGATTTATCCAGATGGCGTTTCAGATATTTGCGCAGAGTGTATTGACCTCTATTTGAAGAAAGTTAATTGGGACTGGCAGGAAGTGGATAAACTGTGCCAGATGTTTGATTTGCCATTTATCCCTCGCGTTCTTGAAAAGATGCGCGAAAATAAAGTCGGCAATACGTTTCTACTTTATTCTAAACAATTTGAATCCTCTGAATATGAGCCTTTTCATTGGAAAGATTATTATGATAAATGGTTAGAACTCAAGCATAAGGGTGAAATTGACAAAGAGCTGCCGCTTATTAATGACAATTATTTTGCAGATTTAGCGCTTCGGTGGGGTAAGAATTACGATAGAGATGAGCTGGTTTATCTGGAGAATCTCTATAATGGTATTTTGTCATCACAAAATGTATCTGGCGCGCTAAACCATGACCAAGCGCAAAAGCTATGTAAGATCAGCTTACAGATTGACAATTATATTAGGGCTGGTGAAAACATTGATAAGCTAATGAGTTCATATGAAAAGCTTACTAAGGTAGCTAATTTCACTCCACAAAACTCTAAGGCGGATAATGACTTCAGTTCATTTGGTGAAGTAGCATTTTGGCTCGAAAAACGCGACTGGATCAATACTTGGTATAATGATGAAAATAAAGATATCGTCGACGAAGTAATGCACTCATGGCAGACATTTGTGCAGCGCCTTTATACCAATGAAAGCGGCATTGGTGAAGAAATCACAGCCCGTATTGACCAGCTTAAGATAGCACAAGAATTAGAGAAGTCAGAATCTGATCTTGATAAGAAAGGCTTTACAGAGAATGTATTTGATATTGACGAATATGTTGATCTTGAAGGAAGAGAGAATCAGTTATATGAGGACTTCATTGTAGAAGATGTTCTTAATGCAGATACCACGGGGGTATAATATGGACTTACCAGGTATTGAAACTAAGACAACTTCATATTGGAATGAGATGGAGCTTCCTACGCGGCTCGGTACAGTTATTGAGAAGAACGTAGCTCTTGGTGAGAATAAAATGCTTAACATGGAGCCATTCCTTCGCGCCAAGTTCGCTGTTTGGTCAGCATATCCAGATATATGGGCTGATGAAGTGTTAATTCCTACTGGTTCATCTTTTAAATGGAAATTTTATCAGAGAATCATGTTAAGGCAATTAGCGCGCTATCAATTCAATCATATAACGGCTGCACGCGGTGTTTCAAAAACATTTGTTACACTTTTTGCAGCCTTTCATCGTTGCGTGTTTTGCCCAGGCTCAGATATTGCGTTTGCGGCTCCTACAAAAAGCCAGTCTGCGCAGATTGGTAAGCAAACCGCAACAGACTTATTAAATCGTTTTCCATTACTCAATAATGAGTTAGACGGCCCGCCAATAGGTGGTAAAGATTATTTCATTATTAGGTTTAAAAATAAGTCAAAGATTGAAATTACAGCAGCTTTGGAGTCAACTCGTGGGCGTCGTTTCGATGCAATTGATGTAGACGAAGCGCGTGACCAAGATGGCGATGCAGTTAATGGTATTCTTGTCCCTACGGTATCTAAGGTTAGGTATACCGCCAGCGGCAAGTTGAATCCATATGAAATGCACCAGATTCAGACGTATACTACATCTGCTTCCAGTAAATCAAGTTACAACTATGAGAAAGTTATTGACATATTGGAGAAAATGATTATCAGTCCAAAGACAGCTTTTGTTACTGGATTAGATTATCGAGTACCTGTTATTGAAGGTATTTATCCAAGTTCATTCGTTCAGGATCAGAAACTTGACCCAACAATGAATGACCAATTATTTGCTAGAGAGTATATGAGTATTTATACCACCGAATCTGATGAGTCATGGTTTAATTTCAATAAATTGAATAAACATAGAAAGAAAATAAACGCTGAATGGAAAGCTACTTATAATAAGGATATGCCCGATATGTTTTATTTGTTATCTGTTGACGTGGGCAGAAAGCACGATAATACAGTCGTGACAGTTTTTAAAGTCATGCCAAGAAATGATATATTTAGGGCAGTTGTCGTAAATATTTATATACTTGGTAGGACAAGAGAAACGAAGCAATTTTATCGGCAGGTTATTGATATTAAGAGAATTATTGAGGCCTTTAAGCCAATAGAGTGCGTTATAGATACTAACGGTATCGGCGCATCTGTTGCTGACTTAATGATTCAAGAACAAACTGATAAGTTTGGAAGAACCTATCCAGCTTATGGGTTTATTAACGATGAAGATTATCGGTTAATTCAATCTGCCGACGCGTCCAAGATATTATATTCATTTAAAGCAAATCATAAGATTAACAGTGAAATGTTTGGTAACTGTTATTCTAGAATTGACTCTGGTCTAGTAGATTTTCTTATTAAAGAGCAAGATGCGCGCAGCCGCCTCTTATCTACTAAAAAGGGTCAAGGTATGTCCGTTGAACAAAAGACAAAATTTTTAATGCCTTATGAAATGACGACTAAACTTTTTGAAGAAATGGGAAACTTACGTTTAAAACGAACCGGAGCCGGCTTAGATATTGTTTTGGAACCCATTAATTCACGATTCCCAGACGATAGATTTTCAAGTCTTTGTATTGGGCTTAGACGAATTAAGGAGAGGGAAGAAGAAGCGAGTAAAAAAGCGCGGCAGAAAGTTGGCAATCGAACGCTAGTTTTCTTCACAGATGGGAGATAGTCAATGGACGAAAATGTAAAGATTGATCATAATTTCTCGTTGGAGCAATTTAAAAGTGCATATAAAGATATAATTGCTGTTAATGAAGAAATTTATAAAAAAAATCACTTAATGTGGGATAGAACGAAACCAGTAAGACGATATCAGATAGAGGATGTTATTAGAATCATTGAAACTGGAGATCTTTTCGCCCAAAGAGAGCTTTCTCAGAACTATTTCGTTTTAAACGGTTATTATCGTCAAATTATTACGTATTATGCAACGCTTATTAAGTATTATGGTATATTAATTCCACACCCATCTAATGGTAAATCTCTCCAAGATTCAAATTTAGAAAAGCGTTATCGTAATGCGAATAATTATGTTGATAAAATGGATTTAAAGAATTTAGGTCCGAGAATTGCTTATAATGTGCTTCTTAATGGAACATATTATGGGATGATAATTAATTTATCAAAAGATAATTTTACAGTTGTTGATTTACCTCCGAAATATTGCCGCGCTCGTTTTGTTAATTCAAACAATGATTTAGTAGTGGAATTTAACGTCCAGTACTTTGATTCTATCAGAGATCCACAGGCGCGCAATTCTGCACTAAAGCTTTATCCCGATATAGTTCGCTCAAAATACAACAACTGGAGTAAGAAGGGAAAGGGAGTTTCTTCCTGGATAATTCTTCCTAGTGATATAGGTTTTGCCTTTAATCTTTTTAATGAGCGACCTTACTTCTTATCGGTTATTCCATCAACGATTGAGTATCAAGAAGCTGTTGACAATGAACTTGAAAGACAGCTTGACGAAGTCAAGAAGATTCTCATTAACCAAATACCCCATCTTTCTGATGGGCGCTTATTATTTGAACCAGTTGAAGTTCAAGTAATGCACGATGGTATCGTTAATATGATTAAAACATCAAATCCTCACGTTTCAGTTTTAACTACTTATGGCGATGCACACATCGAGAATACGAAGACTAATGATAGTGTAACTAATACTACATTAGAGAACATGAACCAAAATGTATTTGCTAACATTGGCGTATCGAGTGAAATATTCGCTGCGACAGGTAGCTCTACATTGGCCACCTCTATTAAGTATGATACCGCGTTGATGATGACGCTGGCTAATAAGATTGGGAAATTCGTTTCCCATATCATTAATATGTTATATGGAAATACAGCTGTTAAGTTCTCTTACAACGTATTCCCAATTACGTATTATAATGAAACTGACTACATTGACAGCTATCTTAAGATGGCCAATAGCGGTTACTCATTATTGATGCCCGCTATCGCTGCCGGATTATCTGTCAAACAGCTTGAAGATTTGAAAGATTTAGAAAATGATGTATTGGATTTAGGCGATAAACTTATTCCTCTCTCAACTTCTTATACTCAATCAAATAGTTCTAGTAGTAGTGATTCTAGTAGTGGCAAGGTTGGCCGTCCAGCATTAGCCGAAGAAGAAAAATCTGAGAAAACGCTTCGTAACGAAGCGGCGGCGGAGAATAATAACAATTAATAGGGGGTAATATTTTGAAAAAAATACCTATTGACTTCCCTATTACAGTATTTGAGGATTCGTCTGAAAAGATTAGCGATACACTTACTAAAAAAAGAGTTCGTATTTTTTACAAAGGGGCGAACCGAAACGGCAGTTATATTACTGATGAATTTGCGAATAAATTAATTGCGACTTTACCATATACCCCTGTTAAGGGAATTTATGATGAAGAAGCCCAAGATTATACTGATCATGGCATTAGCCGCGATCTTGGTAAAATCTATGGTATCGTACCGGAAAATTATAATTTTGCTTGGGAAAAACACACCGACGTCGATGGCGTTGAGCGCGAGTATGCTTGTGCTGATGTTTATCTTTTTACTGCGATTTATCCAGAGGCAAAAGAAATTGAAGGTAAAAGTCAAAGTATGGAATTATACGGACCATCTATTCAAGGAGAATGGGTTGGTATAGAGGGGCAGGAATATTTCCGTTTCTCTGACGCCAGTTTTCTTGGCTTACAGGTCTTAGGCGAAAATGCAATTCCATGCTTCCAAGGCTCCGCGTTCTTTACTGAACAAAACATCCAAGAGATTCGTGAATTATATACTGCCTTATTAGAAAAACTGGAAAAATTATCAATAGGGGGTAATAATAAAATGCTCAAAGATAAACTTCCTGAAAGCATTGAAGTAACCGAGACACTCCCTGAAGAAGCTGCTCCAGAAGTTTTTGAAGCTGATGTAGCTGAAGAAATTGCTGAGGTCGAAGAAGTAGAAGATACTTTTGAAACCAAGGAAGCAGAAGCTGTTGAGAGTGAGGAAGTTGAAAGCGTAGAAGAAATTCACTTCGATTTCGTCCTATCTGATAATCAAAAACAAAATGCTATTGGTTGTGCGTTAAATAGTTCTAAATTCCAGTATCTCGTTATGGACACTTATAGCGATTATGCTGTTGTTTATAATTTAGAGGATGACCTTGTTTACAAGGTTGCATACAGCTTAGGCGAAAATGATTCTGTTCTTATTGGAACCGAATTTAGCCGCCTTTATGCTGAATGGGTTACCGAGTCTGAAAAGAACGCTCTTGCTTCTTTAAGACAGCGTACAGAAATCGGCACATATGAGGCTTTAGATGACCGTATTAACGGGCTTGAAAATAAAGCTGAAGAATTACAGATAGAACTTGATAATAAGAATACTGAATTATCTACTTTAAATATAGATAAAGATGCACTTAATAGCAAAGTTGAAGATTTAGAAGAAAAGATTAATGTTTATACTGCTGAAAACGAATTGTTAAGAGAGTATAAGAAGAATATTGAAACTCAGCAGAAAGCTGCCGTTATTTCTAAGTACAGCACAAAACTTAGTGAAGATATTCTTAACATTTATCGTGAAAAATTAGACAACTATACTATTAATGATCTTGAAAAAGAACTTGCTTATGAGCTTGTCACAAATGATGCCACAATCTTCTCTGATAAAGAGGAAGGTTTAGTACCATTAGAAACTCCAATGACAGGTCTTGAAGCATTAATTAGTAAATACAAGAAATAAGAATGACGGAGGTTCATATACATGGCTATTGTCAAACTTGCAAAAGACGGCTATGGACAGGTAGAACTCAACCAAGTCGCCTTCCGTAGAGATGGCCGCATTGAAGCTCAATGCAAATTAGATACCACCGAATTCCCTGCAAACGGTTCTGTTGTTGCAGAGAATGGTATGCTTTTTTCCATTGATAGAGTAACCCGTACTCTTAAGAAAGCTACTACAACCCTTGCTCAGACTCAGGTAATCGGTCTTAATTATTCTGCTGAGCATCTTTATGATGAGAGACATCAGGGTCTTAAGAACTTCTATCTCACCAGCAATGATTTCTTCCCAAGATTAGGTTATCTTGCTGTTGGCGATAAGTTCACCACAAACACCATTTGCTATGATTCTAGTACTTATGCTGATACTGATGCTATGCAGACTTTATTAGATGCTGGCACTAAGATCTATGCAGGTATTGCTAGCGATGGTTCTGGTTATTGGCAGTTAACTGCTGCTGCTGCATCTTATGGTCCAGTTGCTCAGTTAGTTGAAATTCATACTATGCCTGATGGACAGGTTGGTATGATGCTTGAAGTAATCAAGGCTTAAGGAGGTGCCGTAATGTTAACGAAAGAATTTAAAGAATTAGCAAGAAATGCGGCACGTCATACCGCACCAGAAAACTTCACCGTTGCCGATGTTGATAAGGCATTTGCTGAAGAGTTAAAGAACTATTGCGGTTCTATTAACCAGTTCATGAAGAATCGTTATGATCTTTATGACATTATTATTGAAAACGCTGATGAAATCGTTCCTGCAAAGGTTATCGATCAGTTAGGCGCTTTCGCTGAAATTCGTCAGATTGGACAGGGTCAGAGAGCAATGTTCAAAGTCGGTAAAGAAGCTTCCAAGATGAGAGCTAAAAAGTTCCTCACCCAGGTTGGTCTTGCTGGCGTATACGAAGCATTCAGACTTGATGTTAATGAATTCGAAGTTAAAGCTCATGCCATCGGCGGAGCAGCTACCGTTGATTTCGAAAGAATGCTTGACGGCGCTGAATCATTAGCAGAAGTTATGGATGTTCTCGCTGAAGGACTTGTCGATGCAGTATACATCGAAGTTCAGAGAGCACTCAAGACCGCTCTTACCCAGGGTGTTAGCGATGTTACCCCTAATAAGGTAATCAATGCTGGCTTCGATCCTGATAAGATGTTCAGTCTTTGCGCTACCGTTAAAGCCTATGGCAATGGCGGAGCAGTTATCTTTGCACCACCTGAGTTCGTTGCAGCAATGGGGCCAGATGCTATCGTTCCAGTTCTTATGAACAGCACCACTAAGGTTGCTCAGGGTATTTATCCTGTAGACGATATTGATAGAATCCATACCCAGGGCTATATTAATCTCTTCCGTGGTACTCCAATTGTACAGTTCAAGCAGAGCTTTGTAACTACTGCTAATGACAGTACTTGGATTGATCCACAGATTGCATACGTTCTTCCTACCGGTGGAGATAAAGTTGTTAAGGTCGTATTCGAGGGTCAGACTCAGATTTATGACTGGGTTAACAAAGACCAGAGCATGGAAGTTGAAGTATACAAGAAACTCGGCGTTGCCATTCTTACATACTACAACTGGGGTATTTATAAGAACAGCAGTATCCCACAGACCTTATATAATCCATATCCAAACATTTAGTTTAGATAGATTAAGCCAAGCGGCGCAATGCCGCTTGGCTGCCTTTTGAAGAAAATGGGAGAGCCAAAATGGGAAGCCGTGTTTCCATTATAAATGACTTTTCAAAAATTATATTTGAGAATAGAAACGCTAATGAGCGTAGAATGAAACCAATAGTACAGATGGATAAGGAAGGGAATATTATAAATTTTTTTCCATCTATTGCGGCCGCGCAAAGGGCGTGCGGAATTAGGCACATTTCTGAGTGTGTAAATGGAATAAGGAACTCCGCAGGTGGCTACTATTGGTTCTTACAAGGAGATTATGTTTATGGAAATGATGAAACCAGTTCTTGTTAAATCAACTGTTAATGCACAAGTAGGAATTACTTTGCCATATTTAAATCTGAATAGAACTTGGCCTAAGAAGGGTTCTGTATTAAGACTTCCTAAAGATGTTCTTATGCAAGCTATTTATGAACCTGGCGTTGAGTATCTTTTTAAAACTGGTATTCTTTATATAGAAGACGAAGAAGATAGAATTGATCTTGGTCTTGAAGATCCAAATACTGGGGCTACCGTTTATAACCTTACTGAAGAGAAAGGTACATATTTAATTAAGGAAGCTTCTATTGATGAATTAAAGAGCGAAGCTGAAAAAATGTCCCGTGACCAACTTGAAGAACTTGCGCATATGGCTATTTCATTGGATTCTACGAATTATGAAAAAAATCTACTTTTAAAAGAAAAGAGTGAAATTGATGTTGATTTAATAGTTCGTCGAAACATGGAAGAAAAGCGCCGCGAGGCTGCTGAAAAAGCAAAATAATAAAGGAGGTGGCCAATGGGCTGCTGTGGTAGAGTTCCGGTACAACAACTCTATGATGCGTTTTTCGTATTAATCGAGTCAGATGAATGGGATACTTGGACAGAATTTGAGGTTGAAAATGATCTGCAACATTTGGCCTTGGCGGCAATCCCTTGGTTTAAGTTTCCAAGATGTTCTTTAGAATGGGATGAAAGCGGTGAATATTTTATTGACCCTAATATTACAAATGTTGAGATTCAGATTGTAGCGTTATTTATGAAAGCCATTTGGCTTGGCAGAGTAATTGATTCATGGGAAAATTTAAGACCGCTGTATACTGAACGTGACTTCTCACCAGCAAAGCAATTGAGTGAGTTTAGATTACGTCAGGATAACATTAGAAAGCAAGCAGATGATTTAGAAGCTCGTTATTATAGAAGTATAAAAGGACAGCCATTCGACTATACCGGTTTTGCGGGGTAGGCTATGGATGTAATGAAAGAGGCTTATACAAATAAGCTAAAGAATAAATTATTTAGTTGTTTATGTGAAAGAGAAGCTGAACGCGATTGGGAATCTTGTCTTGATGGCATATTGCTTGAATTAAATGGGGTTCCGGAAAATGAACGCGGCATTAACTATTATTCGGTTTGGTATAAATTGAGTTCTGCTAAATATCTTTCATATAAATATTTTCGTAAAAATATATTTGATGCTATGGCATTATTAGGAAGGGGCGATAAAGATGAGCTATTATGAAGATATATATAAAAAGCGTCTGAGTCGCTTTGGAGATACACCTACAGGCAGATTAGAAGAGGGAAGAAGAGCGAATTTTGAAAAGTTCCTTTATTCTTCGCCCCATTATTTAACTTTTGTATATAAACCAGATACTGAAGAAGAGAGAACTGTTGAATGTGTATTTGAACCAAGAAAACAGAATGAAACTAAAATTATGATGGATATACTTTGCCGTGTTGGTGAGGTATTTGAAGTTGGAGATATTGTTACTATTAATGGTAAGCGATATATGTTCTGGTGGTGGGATCAAAGACAAGATAGCGGTTATAATAGATGGGTAGTTGTTGAATTAACCACTACCGTAACATTTATTAACGAAGACGGCTATACTTGGACTACTGAGGCTTATATTTATTCACAAGAAGACAATATGTTAAAGAATGAGCTGAAATCACGCTCTCGTTCTGCTACATTATATTTGGAAAATCTTAAACTTGAATTTATGCTTATGCCGACACCAGATAGAGTTGCAACTGTAGACTTTCATGGAAATACAACGACAAAAAGTCCATTAGAGATTGGAGCTTATTGCGAATTACAATATGCTAAGGCGGACCACTATTGGCGTGTAACTGGTTATGATACTATTTCAACGCCTGGAATTGCTTATGTATCTGTTGATCCAACAATTAATAGAGATTTAACGCCACCTCCTACGCAGCAGCCTGGAGACGATCCCGATGATTTCTTCTGGTTCGGCGGCTGGGAAACTGAAGGAGGTAATTGATGGGATATTTAGAAGAAAAATCTATAGTTCGCTTTCTTGGTGAAATGGGGCCAAATCTTATTAAAATTATTCAAAGATTATTGGCTAATAGTAATTTATTAAAATTATTATGGTATACAGATAAGGATCCATTAAGTGAACAACATATCGCTGTAGATCAAGCTGCGGCATATGGTCATGGAGATGATGGTGTAATACGTATTATACCTGTAGTTGGCACAATGGAAGATGCTCGTTCAATTATTACGCTTCGTGTATTACGCGGCATACCATCCAATGAAAATAATGAATTTTTAGATATTTATTTTTCAATAGAAATATTTGTTCCAAATGAACAGTGGATTATAAAGGATAACAATTTACGTCCATATGCTATTATGGGTGAAGTACAGAGATCACTTGAAGGAAAGAAAATTAATGGCTTAGGGGAAATTCGCGGTTCAGGCTTCGCAGTCAATTTCTTTACAGAAGAGATTTCTGCTTTTATAATGAATTTTAAAATAACGCAATATAATTAAATGAACGCTGCTTGTTTTATTGGTGAACCGCTAATAACAAAAAATTATAAAGTTTATCCGCCTAAATTAAAAGATGTATTAGCAAATCCAAATTATGGTATTTATAATACGATTCTTACAATGAGCCAGGAAGATATCTGGGATATGATAGCTAAAGAACAAAGTGGCGCAAATTTTTCTGCTAAGCCAGTTGAAGGCGCACCAACACCTTTTGAGCTTTTAATGAATAATTGCTATCATTCTGAAGAGTATATGAAAAAAACAGAAGAAGCTTTTCTTTTTTATACTAAAGAATATGTTAAAATTTTGCCAACTTTAAAGGCTATTGTATTTGTTACAGATATTGATGAGAAGACTAGTGTTGAAAATTTAAGAAGGATTGAAACAGAAGAAGAATTTTTTAAATTACAAAATTTGATTCGACAAGTTAGCGGAGATGAAGTAAAAGAGCCTCCTAAATTTAATGAGAATCCTATGGTTGCTCTTATTAAGGCAAAAGGACGTTGGCGTGAAAGGCTTAAAAAGAAAAAAGGCAATAAAAATTCTATAGGATTAGACAAAATGATTGTTGCAATTTGTTGTATGAATTTAGGTCTTAATCCACTTAATATCGGAGAGATTTCTTATTTATCTGTGCAAGAATTATTCGCTTTAGCACAGAAGAAAGAACAATATGAAACCGAATTAAGAATTATGACAAGTAATCCATTCGGGAGTAAGAAAAAAAGAAAACCATTAGAACATTGGTTATATGGAAAAGATAAATAACTCATATAGGAGGATACATACATGGCAAGTATTCTTGAGCGTTATGGTATCAAAGAAGTAGCAAATTTAACTTTCTATTCTATTGATGCTAATACGGGTCGTCCAAGAACTCCTGTTCTTTATATTGATACTGCCAAAGTAACTACTGTTGAGTCTACTGCCGAAACTACGTATGCTCAAGGTGGACAAGGTAACGGCAGACTTCTTGCATGGGACTTTGGTAAAGAAATTACTATGTCTATTGAAGACGCGGTATTTTCTCCTAAATCACTTTCCATTATGTTTGGTGAGGGTGATAAACCTGCTCCATTATTAAATAATGGTGACGTAACAGATGTTACTAATTATAATAATAAGCGTAGGATTTATAAAACTATTCAGTTGAATACTTTAGATGTTGCTGGTGCTTTAGCAAAAGATGCAACTGGTATTGCTGTAGTAAAACTTATTAATGAAGCATTAGGAAATGTTAATGATAGCGCTATTACTGACGCAGCATTAGTAGGTCCAGCTTCTACCAATAAGATTAAATGGGATAGTACTTTTGGTCATATTACTTTTACTTCTGCTTTTTCCCAGATTGGCGGAGATTATCCAGCATATGCTTTAGCATTAACTCCAAGCACAACTACCCCAACTATTAAAAATGTAGATGATGATAGTTCTAGTAATTATACTGATTATGCGACTTATAGTGGTAGTCCTGCTTCATGGTCTATTGCAGCTAAAGGAGATCCTAAACTTTTTGCAAGCCTTTATCTTAACCCAGATGACGGTTTTGTAATTAACGTAGGCCCAGATAGCTTCCCAGGAACTTATTATATTACCGCTGATACTTATGCTCGTTCTGAAGCCAGCGGTGAAGATCAGTTCTTCCAGATTATTATTCCTAAGGGTAAAGTTACATCTGAGAATACTCTTACTCTTGAAGCAGAAGGAGATCCGACTGTCTTTAATATGAATGTACAAGTACTTCGTGCAACTGTAAATAACAAGAATGTTATGATGCAATTAGTTCAGTACTCATTCGGTACTGGTTCTTCTACTGAAGCTACCAACTTTATTGATCAGAGACTTCAGTCTACAGCCAATCCAGATTAATTTGAGTGGTTATTTCAACCACTTCCAAAAGGGCGTGGGGAACCGCGCCCTTTCTTATTATAAAAGAGGTAGTAAATGGATAATACATTGTTCGGAATGAAAGAAGTATATGAATGTACTCTTAAAGCTACTTATGATATAGAGATAGGTGGAAAAAAAATTCAAGCTGGCGAACCGATTGTAGTGTTTAATTCGCTGCAAATGGTAAACTTTAACGAATTTAAAGAATATATTCATGCTCGTGGCGGCTATGGAAATCAAGTATGGGTATCTTGGGAAAGAACGAAAGAATTAGATATTAATTTTGCTCAAGGAATTTTTTCTAAGGTTCATTTATCGTTATTAAGTAATGTGGCGATGCAAGAAGAACCGGTAATTGTTCCTATGTGGGAAGAATTAGAAACTAATTCATTATCTCAAGTAACTTTAAAACACCTTCCTGCCGACACGGATATTTGGGCTTATGATAGAGCAACGGGAAATCATCTTCGTGGCAGTATAGATGGGAAAGTAATTACATTTAGAAATGTAGAGCCATATACTTATGTTCAAGTAAGTTATAAATATGATTGTGGACCGAATGATGTAATTCATTTAGGCCGTCATTTTTTAAATGGATATTTTCAATTAACCATGAAAACGCGCCTTAAAGATGATGTAACAGGGAAAACAGTAACTGGAGTGTTCTTCGCTCCGCAAGTAAAACTAATGTCTGATTTCTCTATTAGGTTAGGAAGTGGAGCAGCCTCACCGGCAATTAGCAGATTTACTGTTAAGGCATTTCCTACTGGGTCAAAAGGTAGCGAGAAAGTTATGGATTTCATCTTGCTAGACGATGACATAGATAGTGATATTTAATCGGCATTAGTATAATGCCGATTTTTTATTTAGTGAGGTGAGAACGGGTGGCAAAAGATTATGTACAAAAAATAACCATAGATGCCTCAATGCAAGTTGATGGTGTGCGTAAAGGTATTGCTGACATTCAAAATAGTTTTAAAAATTTAAAATTAGATAGTAATGCTACAAAAGGGGTTTCAGAAAGTATCGCAAAACTAGAAGCTAGTTTGAAAAAATTTGAAGAAGTAGCTTCGCATGATATTAAAAATTCTTCTGATAATAAAGCTTTCCAAAAAAGTTGGGCTGAAGTATCACGTTATATTGATGAAGTTAATTTAAAACTTAAGAAATTAGGATTAGATCCAAAAAAATTAATTCCTAATGAAAATCTTAAGAAATTAAATGAATTAAAGACAAAAATTTTAGAACTTCAAGAATCTCAAAATGCTAAAAAGGCTAAAAGGGATACTTTAAAAGAGAATTATGAAAATGCTGCTGCCGCTCTTGATCAATTAAAAGCTAGACAAGCAGAACTAAACAAAACTTTAGAGTCTTCTAGTAATAGAAACGAGTTAGCTGAAACTTATGAGCAAGCAAAAATTAAAGCAGAAGAATTAAAAGAAATTAGAGATGAACTAAACAAAAAATCTTCTGGATCTTCTGCTGAAGAAAGAGCTAAAGCGCAAATTAATTATGAGCAGGCCGCAGATCAAGCAAAAAAAGCTCATGATGCTCTTAAAGATTACGATAAAGGTTTAGAAACTACTAAGAAAGAATTAGAAGAGGTTAACGCTGCTATTGCTAACTCTAATGTCGACCAATTAGAAAAGGAATGGAAAGAAGCAGCAAAAGCAGTTGGCTCTGCTAATTTAAAAGAAGTAAAGGCTGAGCTTCAAGAGTTGACTACTGTTGACTTAAGTAAGTTAAATATGAGACAACTCTTAGAACTTATTGATCAAATTGCAGCAGATGAAACAAATAAATTAAGTCCAGCTACTCAGAAGGCAGCAGATACATTAAGATTACTTATTGAAGGCATGGAAAGTGGTCAACAAGCTGGAGATAAGTTAGCTTCGGGAATTAATGATGCTTCTGAAAGTTCTGAAGATTTTAATAAACAAGTCCAGGCATTATCTAATCAGATGACGCAATTCTTTAGTTTAACTAGTGGATGGAATTTATTAAAACGTTCAATTAGTAGTGCTGTTGATGTAGTAAAAGAATTGGACGAGGCTATGACAGGTATCGCTGTTGTATCTGAATATGATTTAAGCGATATTTGGGGCATGAGATCTGATTTTTCTCAGCAAGCAACTCAACTTGGTGTATCTACCTTAGATTTAGTAAATGCTACAACTTTATATGTACAGCAAGGCTTAAATTTAAATGATGCGATGCAAGTCGCTGTAGAAACCATGAAAATGGGACGTATAGCAGGTCTTGATGGTGCTGATGCAACAGAAAAAATGACGGCGGCGCTCCGTGGTTATAATATGGAATTAACAGAAGCGCAACACGTTAATGATGTTTATTCTAACTTAGCTGCAAAATCTGCTTCAAACCAAGAGCAATTAGCAACAGCTATGTCTAAAACAGCATCTATTGCATATAACTCAGGCGCTTCTTTTGAAAATATGTCAGCGTTTTTAGCACAAATTATTGAAACGACTCAAGAAGCCCCAGAGACCGCTGGTACAGCAATGAAAACGATTATTGCTCGTTTTCAAGAATTAAAGAAGCCATTAGAAGAAATTGGTGAAGTTGAAGGCGAAGTTGTTGATGCCAATAAAATTGAAACAGCATTAAAAAGTGCCGGAGTAGCTCTTAGAGATGCGAATGGACAGTTTAGAGATTTCGATGATGTAATTTTAGAATTATCTAGTAAATGGGATAAACTTGATAAAATGACTCAACGTTATATTGCTACAACAGCTGCAGGTTCAAGACAACAATCCCGTTTCATCGCATTATTAGATAATAATGAACGTTTACTTGAATTAACAGGTTATGCAACAAATAGCGCTGGGAAATCTCAAGAACAATTTAATAAAACTTTAGAAAGTTTTGAAAGTAAAATAGCTAAATTACGTAATGAATTAGATATATTTTATACTAATTTAGCTAATAATAGAGTTGTTAAAGATTTAGTAGATTTAATTACTAATTTAATACATGGATTTAATCAATTAATTGAACCATTAGCTAATTCAGAAAACATATTGGCAAATTTAAGCGGTGCATTAATTGAAATTGGTGTTATCGCTATTGGATTTAGACTAGCGTTAATGGCAATTAAGGGTGCGGCTGATAAAGCAACCGGTTCAGTAGTTGGATTAGCTGCAGCAATAGAGGCAGAATCTAAAAGTGCTACAGTGGGAAGTATTGGAACATTAAAATTAGCAGCTTCGTTTAGCGTACTCAAAAAAAATATAATGTTTTTCCCACAACTCTTAAAACAATTAATACTTGGTTTTAGAGGAGTTACAGCAGCTGAGGCACAAGATGCAGCTGCAAAAGCTACTGCGGCCGCTGGAAATGAAGCTTTAGCAGCCGCGCAAGGAAAAGCAGCAGCGAGCGCATATGCACTTGGAACTGCTCTTAAGGCAGCGTTTCCATATTTGTTACTAGCGGGGGCTGCAGTTGCTGCTTTTGTTCTTATTAAAAATTCTCTTGAAGCTGATGCAAAAGCTGCTGAAAAATCTGCTGAAAAATTAAAAGAATTGCAAGAAGCAGCAGATGAAGCAAGTACTCAGTTAGAAGAAATGAAGCAATTATCTTCAGATTATTCAACTGGAGTGGAATCTTTAAAAGAATTAGATAAAACTACTTCTGAATATGCTGATACGTTGGAAAAAACGAATGAACAAGCAAAAGAATTAATTAATACTCTTGGATTAGCAAGTGCGTATACTATTGATGAAAATGGAATAATTCAAATTGATGAAAACGCATTAGCAGATGCTCAAAAAAGGTTGCAAGATAATTATTATCAAACATTGCAAGATCAATATAATGGTGAAATTGATAATATTTTGAAGCAACAGCAAGCAAGAAAAACTGATTTAATTCAAAAATCACAAACATCTTCATATGTTAAAAATGATTTAGACCCAATAATGGGTTATGATACTGAAGCATTATATAATTTTTATGAAATAAATCAAGAAAATATTGATAAAATGCTTCAATCTATGGTTAATCATATGAGTGATGCAGACTATGAAGTTGATGAGAGCTTAGTTAATAAAATATTAGCAGACGTTTTTGGAGATTCTGCAACTGATTTTGAAAAAAAATATATAGAGGATCACTTAGATGCTTTACGAGAATTGGCAGATGGTGAAAAAAATGCTGCTGATATGATAGAGTATTATGTTTCTGAAAAATTAAGAAGTAAAATTCAAAAAGAAACAGAAAATGAAGCTCAAAGAATTGCAACCAATAGTGAAGGTGAAACAGATATAGGACTTCAATATAATATAGAAGGGGCATTACATACTTTAATTTCAAATTCTAGTTTATTTGCAGTTACTGTAAAGGACTTAGAAGTCGGGTCTGAAGAATACTTGGCCGCAATAGAAAATGCTGATTTTTCACGTTTAGAAAGAATTTATACTAATGCGATTGAATCTATTTTAAATAATAAGAATGTGCAGCAATATGATGGTTTGGCTGAGGCTATTATAAATGGATTAGCAAACGGGAAATTAGATTTTTCTAGCTTAATGCTTAATGAAGAAGCTATTATTAAATTGCAAGATGAAGATTTATTACAATTATTAGGTCCAGAAGGTATTTCTGCATTAGAAGATGCCGGAATAAGTATGACAGATTTAGCTAATGCAATTAATGGTATAGATTATCAAGAAATTGTTTCAGCTATCAAGCAATTTGCTGGAGAAAATAATAAAACTGCTGTACAAGCAATTGAGGATTTGCAGACTGGGAAATTTACTAGTCTTGAAGATTATAATAATGCAGATGCCTATAAAGAATTATTAATTTATTTAAACCAGGTCTCAGATACTTATGGAGACATTACTGACGAGGTTAGTATTCTTAATAAAGAATGGTTAATAGGTACAGAAGAATATACTCAAGCGTTAGAAATTGCTCAAAATTATCTTGCAAAAATGAATATTTCACAATTGCAAGATAATGTACAAAAAGCAAAAGATGCGATTGATGACTATTTGAAGAAAAATCCAGGTGAATTAAAATTAGAAGTTCCTTCTAAAGAGTATAAAGCGTTACAAGATGATTTGGATAAAGCTGAGTTTGAAGTAAAAGTTGCTATTAAAGCAGAAGGCCGTCAGAATATCTCTGAATTAACAAATGATATTAATCATTTTGCAGATGCTTTTGATGTAATTAATGAAAATTTGCAGGTTACTGCGTCTGACTTTTTAGATTTAGTTGATGTTTTTCCAGAATTAGCTGAAGGTATTGAGGTACTTGACGATGGTATGATTCAACTTAGTGAAGACTCGGTTAAAGCAGCTCAAGAAGCTGGTCAAGGTCAAATTGATGCAATGGCAGATGCAAAAATTGCTGAATTAGAAATGCAGCAGGCTGCGGCCCAAGCTACTGTTAATTACTATAAAGCTTTAGTTGATGCAGCAGATAAAGCGGCTGAAGCAGAAGTTAATACAGAAGAAGATAAAACACAAGCAATTAATAATTTAGAACATCTATTAGCTCAAGCTGTTGTTAATTATGCTAATGAAACCAATGAAGGAGTAACTGAACAGGCTGAAAATACAGCGACTAATATAGGCGAAGCATCTGCGGCCGCTGGAAACACGGCTATGACGAATGGCCAACGTATGGCTACTAATGTTATAGATAACTTAGATGCTATCGCAGAGGAAGGTGATTTATCAGCTGGCGCCGTTGCTGAAGCTCATGGTGAAGCTGCAGGAATAACTAATACTGCATGGTATCAAGCAGCTTCTAATGCTGTAGCATATTTAAATAGATTGGCACAAGCAGTTAATAAAGTTGCTAAAAAATCTTTTACTTATGATGAGAAAGAAGGATTAGTTGAACATCCAAGTAGCTTAACACCATTACCTACTGATAGTTCAGTTGATTATCAAAGTGTAGATAAGGCTTACGCTAATCGTCACCAAAAAGGAAAAGCATCGGTCACCGGACCAGAAATGCTTAGCGGCGAAGTAGATTTAAGTACAACAAGTGCAGCAAAAATAGCAAAACAATTATTAGACAGCGAAGCTTTTAGGAATCAATTTAAAGCTGATGCAGCATCTCGTTTAGCTGATGCTCAAGCTACCTTGGCTGATATTAACGCTCAAATTGCTACTATTGAAGGTCTTAGAAAACAAGCTAATAAAAAATTAGCTGATAAAACTAAAAATACTGGTTCTGGCGGCTCTGGAAGCAGCGGAGGCGGTGGTGGCTCTGGAAAAGATGCTGAAAAATGGGTTCAAAATTATGACTGGCTTTATAATTTATTACAAGAAATTAATAAATTAGAAAGAAATGTTAATAAATTACAAAAAGAGCGTAATAGATTAATTAATAATAATAAAAATGATGCAAAAAAGATGCTAGAAATGGCTAAAGAAGAAGAACGCTTACTTCAAAAACAATTAGCAGATCAGCAATTATTGCAAGTAAAAAGGTTAGAAGAATTAAATGCAATAGAAGATCAATATTCTAAATATAAAGCAGAGAATGGAAAAACTTATGATTTTACTAAATATGCTTCATATGATCCAAATCTTGGATATACTGTAATTGATTATGATACAATCTCTCAGTTAGATTGGACTGAAGATATAGGAAAAGCTTTTGAAGGATATGTATCTTATTTAGAAAATATTCAAAAAGATTTAGAAGGTATCGAGGATCAGATTGGTGATCTTCAAGATGCTGTTGTTGAAAATCAGAAACTTGGAAGAGATGAGTATATTCAATTTGAACAAGATACTATTAAAGCATTAGAAACATTAAGACAAGAAGAAATTGATGAATTACAATCGGTTTATAATGCTATTAATAATGGTAATCAAGCAACTATTGATGCTTTAAACGCTGGTATTGAAGAATATAGAAATCAAAGAGAGCAAGATGATGCACTTAAGGATATTGGTCAGCAAGAACGTAAACTTGCATTAATGATGACAGATACGTCTCAAGCAAATCAATTAGATATATTAAATGCTCAAAAAAGTTTAGACGATGCTAGACAAAATTATACCGATAGTTTAATAGACAAGGCTATTGATAATATGTCTAAACAGGCAGAAGAAGCTCAGAAACAAAGAGAGCTACAAATCCAATTAATGGAAGAGCAGCTTAAATATGACTTAAAAAATGGTATAATAGCAAAAGAAGCGCAAGAATTATTAGATGCTTGTTTTAATAGAGGAGACTCTTCACTTTTACTTCAACTTTTTGGAAAAGTTGATGGTATTAAATCTATGGGATTTGCAACAAAAGAACAATGGACAGAAACATTGAAAAATTCATTTGAGCAAGCGTATACATATGCTAATAGGAATGGATTAACTTATACTTCAAGAGTGGCAAAAGAAGAAGCAGAAAAACAAGAAGCAGCTAAAAAAGCGCAAAAGCAAGAAGAGGCACGAGAAGAAGCAAGGAAGACAGCTGCAAGAAAACAAGATGCTATAGATCAAGATAAAGCACGTCAATCTACTAAGGAAGCAGCACTTGCAGGAGCAACAACTGTACCAGAAGCGATAGATGCTTTAAATAGAACTACAAAGTTATCCAACACTGATCCATATAAAGATACTTTCGCCTCAGGAAAAGGAGCTGAATTAAGATTAAAAACTGGGCAAAAAACTGCCGCGATGTATCCAGATCTCAATAGACCGTCTGGTGTTAGTGTAGAAGCGGAAGATACTTATCGCGGGATTGCAGAATTTATTGCTCAGTATCCTAGCCAGGCAGGCTGGGGTAATAGAGGGGATATTCCAGCTTTAACTAAAAAATTATCAGAAAAATTAGGAGATGGCGGTGCTTTAAGAGTTTTACAGATTATAGAGAGTATATATAATAAAAAAGCGGGGTCTTTACCGACGCATTATGCAGGAGATGTAAAATGGATGTCAGAGCGCTATGGATATTCTGCATTTGCCACTGGCGGTCTTGCTGATTTTACTGGTCCAGCTTGGCTTGACGGTACTAAATCAAAACCAGAGTATGTTCTTAATGCTGAACAAACTGAGAAATTCTTTGATTTACTTGATTTTACAAGAGATATAGGAACTACTGATAATTCTACTTTAATAGGAGATACGTATTATAACATTTCTATGAGTAATGAAATTGCATCTGATTATGATGTAGACAGTATGTGGGATGAAATGCAAAGAAAAATTTATGAAAATGCCGGTTATAGAAATGTTCAATCATTAGATTTTGGTAGGAGGTAAGGAATGGCGATGATAAACCGCGCCGGACTAAACGGACGAGGTGATTTTATAGGGTTTACCTTTAATGGTCGTCATTCATCTGAGTTTAACATTATACAAGTTTCTAATGGAAATAGAATGGGGAAGGAAATACTTCCTTCCCCTAAAGATGTTACTGCTCAGGTGACTGGAGTAGATGGATCTTATTATTATAATTCAACTTATGGGAATAGAACTTTTAGTATAAATTTTGCTTTTGATGATTTACGAGAAAATGATTTTAGAGCTATGCAATATTGGTTAAATACTAAAGAACCTGCTCAGTTAATCTTTGATGAAGAGCCTTATAAATCTTGGACTGTTAAAATAAATAATGCTCCTAATATTAAATTTATTTGTTTTGATGAGATATTAGGTGGAATGAATACTCGTATTTATAAAGGTGAAGGAATAGTTAATTTTATTAGTTATTCTATTATTGCAAAAGCCCCATTTCCATTTTTAGAAGCATATAATTGGGATTATATTAATAATAAATATTATAAAACAGATAGGAATAATACTAAGGATCAAAGTGAATTACAATTACAGGCAATAAAAACATTGGATTCAAGGATTCTTGGAAATAATCCAACTATAGAGGTCCCTACTGGTTGGAATAATTTTGATGAATGGAAGGGAACATCAAGATTAAAAGCTCAAAAAGATTTAGATTTAAAAGCAAGCGGTTGGGAAAGTATCTCAAATGGTCAAAAATTAAGTGCAGATCAGACAGGTACGGCGAACGGATTAAAGATTTACAAGGCATCTTATGGTAAAAATTTTAGTTGGACTGGTACGCCACCTTTTAATCAAGATGATATTTTAGTTAGTGATTATTTATATCGTCGTTATGGATATTTGTCTGAAACAATTTTTGGCGGTCTTTCTGATTATTCTAAAGATAGTTATAAAATTTTATTAGACGCTCCAAATGCTAATCGCTATAAAACAGAAAAGAAACAGGGTGGTACGACAGATACTGGTTGGGCTTATGCTAATCAAAATATTAAAGATGTAGATTATAGAAGAAAATTAACAAGAAATCCTAATAATCCTAATGCTTATGTCCAAACATCAATTGCTTATTCTGATATTTCTACTTCTCGTGGAGGATTGGGTGGAAGTGTTACAGTTACTGATAATTGGGCAGGAAAAATTGGGCCAGTTAGAGGTATTACTGGAAAATGGTGTCATGTATATAATCCTGGAAATTATAAAACTAGTCCTAAGATTATTATTAGTGTATTAGATAAGAGAAGTATGATTACAAGAAGTCGTTGTAATTATAATTTAGCAAGTATTGTTAAAAATGATAATGGAACTTATACATTAATTAATAAAGGTTTGGGTAATTATAGCGATTGGAGATATGCAACGATTACTCTTTATCCATACTATGACGAGGTAGATTTTTCTACTGCGAAGCTTACTGAAGATGATGTTATTGGTAGAATCAGTTTAGACTTAACAAAATTAACACCCAAATCTTCAGAAAGAGATAATGCGACTACTAGTGGAACTACGATTACAATTGATGGCAAGCCTACTAATTATAATTATGTAATTGATTGCGAATTAAGACTTCTTTATAGGATATCTACTTTTGATACAAATCCAGACCAAGGATGGGGTCCGGCAAGATCATCAAGCGGTATCCCCAACCCATATAAATATTATAATACAACTTTTGTTCCTACAAATGATATTCGTAACAATGCTATAATCGCAGGAGATTTTTTTGAAATTCCTCCATATGAATTGGAAGAATGGAAAGGTAGAAAAGTTAAACCAGGAAGATATTTAATTGCATTTAATAGTGCTGCGGCAGCCTGTGTAGGACCTTTTATATGGACAAGTAAACATTTTGAAGCGAATACTCCAGAAACGGATTATTCTTGGGCAGCTCAACGAGTTGTATGGGATATTAATTATCTCTAGGAGGCACATATGGAAAATAATATTATAGAAAAATATGAACTTTCTGTATGGGAAGATGTTGTGCTTTCTAAAAATGAAGAATATCTAGATGAACAAAAGATTGCTATTATAGGAGCTAGTGGATGGGATTCTCCAATTAAAGCATATAATGTTACTTTAACAGAAAATATTAATGGAGAAAAAACTTTAACCTTTAATATTCTTCGAAAATATCGTAATGATAAAGGTGAGTTAATGGATAATCCATTTATTCCTATCCTTACGAATGAGAGAAAAATAAAATTAAGAATTGGAGAACCATATAATTTTTATAATGATAAAGGAGTATATGACGATACAATTCCTATTCAAGAAGATAAAGAAGATAGATGGATAGATTTTCTTATTAAAACAGTTGATGAAAATAAGAAAAGCTATGTCAATACTTTTACCTGTAAAGAAGCTTATGTGACAGAACTAGGAAAAAATGGTTATGCTACTACCCTAAAAACTGAACTTGAAAATAATTATGGCACTTTAAATGAATTAGCCGCAAGAATCTTAGAACACAGCGGTTGGACAATTGGCAGTAACTATATTCCAAAAGAATATAGTAAAGAGATTTTATTTATTCCAGTTCAGACTCAAGCAAATACTAAAGTTAGCATTACCAAAATGGTTGGGAATAATACGGGAGCGGGTAAAAAAGTAAATCAATTAAAGCTTTACGCTTTTTATAGCGAATTAGAAAATATTGATGGAGAATGGCATTTAACGACTGATAAACCACAAGTGTATTATAAAGAAGATGGTTTTTCTACTGACGATGCTGATGACGAAAGAGTAATTATTGATGAAAATGATGAATATAACTATTTAGTTACTGATACAAATGGAATTAGTACTGATTTAGTTTGGACACCATTAGATTCTGGTATTCAAGGTAAAAGAATTGTTGAATCAAATGTAACTCATTATGAGTCAGTTAATAATAGATACGTTACTGATTATAAGGTAATTAAATCAGTAAATGGCGCGAAAGTTGGCGCAGTTGTATACGGATATGAAACAGCTGAATATTTAAATTCAGAAAGCGTTCAAAATTACGTAACTAATAGTTCAAATTTTGTATCAACTACTGGTTGGCTTAGTGACGATGATGTAGATGCTAAAGATTTAATTACCTATCCTAATTCTACAAAAGCTAGCGGATATGCAAAAAATTGTTTAATTATTAAGAATAACAGTAAGAAAACTACTAGGGTTTGGAATAGTGGTTTAATAGATAGACATATTACTATTGAAGAAAATAAAAAATATGTTATTAGATTTAGGGCAAGAGCTGTTAATTTAAACAAAGGGAAAGTTAATCCTAAAAATGAAGTTGATTTAACACTTCCGACTGAAGGTAAACTATATGTAGGTATTCGTGATTGGAATAAAAGAGCTGATTCTGATTCTAATTATGGATTTATTAAAGGTATGAAATTTTTGGTTAAATATCCAAATACGTCAGAATCAACAGCGAGTAATTATACAGGATATGGTTTTGTAACTCCAGTTAAAAAAGAAGAAAGATTAATCACTATAAATAAATGTCATGCTGATGAAGCTGGATATACTTATGTTATTCTTCAAGCTGGAGAAAGTATATCAGCGACAAATATGCATCCAGTTGGAGTTACTATTTCAACTACAAAAAATAATTCTCAGGCATCTTGGCTATTTGAAGATATTCAATTTTTTGAATATAAAGAACAACAATATAATGGACATATGATTCCATTATTCCCAGGAGATTTACCAGAAGCAACCTATAATGTAGAAACGCATTTTTATACTGTTAATAATGGGAATACAGTTATTCTTCCAGCTAAGCCAAACAATTATCAGGTATGCAAAAGATCAAATTATGCGGCTGTTAGACACTTAGAGATTGAAAAGAGTAATTATTTTAATAATATTAATAGCTTAGCAGAATTATTTGAAGTATGGGTTGGTTATAGAGTTGCGCATCAAAAAGATGGAAAGATATTTAAAGTAAATGGACAGCCAAAAAAACAAGTTATTTTTTCTAAATTTTCTCCATTTGACCAAGAAAATTGGGCTGGTTTTAAATACGGTATTAATGTTGATGATATCAAGCGTAACACTGTAAGTGATTCAATTTCAACTAAAATTATTGTTAATGATAATGTTAATGAATTTGCAAAAGATGGCATTTGTTCTATCGTAAGGGCATCAGACAATATTAGTGGAGAAAGAAATTTATTTAATTTTGACTATTACGTGAATCAAGGATTATTAAGTCAAAGTCAGATGACTTATGATTTATATAATGCTAAAAATGGTTATTTAGCAAAACTGGGGAAAATTAATAAAGATCTTCTTCCACTTAATGAAAAGATTCAAACTATTATTACAGACGGCGATCGTTATGAAGAATATTATAATCAATATTCTGCAGCAATGCTTAGCTTAAGTTCAGAAATTGATGAGCAACAACGTTTAGTAGAGTCGGCTGAAGGATTAGATAATACACCATATAAAGAAGGATTAGAGCAAACTTTAAAGACAATGAAGGCTAGAAAAAATAGTTTTCAGAAAGGTTTGAATGGCTATCTTGATAAAGCTAATGAATGTTATAAAAAGGTTTATGGCAATTCTGATAAAACTATTACATATCAAGGATTTTGGAATAGTGCAAATAGTTATTCAGAAGGTACATTTGTTAGAATTGGTAGTCAATTTTATAAGGCAAAGCAAACCAACGTTAATAAAAAGCCCACTGGTGGAAATGATGATAAATATTGGGAAACCTCTACTAAAACTAAAGCTAGTAAAACATTATATAATAAATCCTTGGTATTATCTGATGACAAGCGCATATTAGATGAGCAATTTTATAAAAAATATAGCAGATTTATTCAAGAGGGTACTTGGTCAGACAGCAGCTATATAAATGATAATAGTTATTTCTTTGATGCTAAAAAGATTTTAGCCCAATCAGCTTATCCAAAAGTTACTTATACGATTAGTGTTGTGGACATTAGTGGTATTAAAAAATATGCAGGGTATACTTTTAAAGTTGGCCAGCGGACTTATTTAGAAGATACTGATTTCTTTGGGTGGATCTATACAGACTCTCAAGGTGTTGAAGATCTTGGAAATTGGAAAACTCCTTTTAAGAAAGAAGTTATTATTTCTGAAAGGACTAGAAATTTTGATGATGCAAGTAAATCTAAAATTACTGTTCAAACTTATCGTAATCAATGGAAAGATTTATTTTCAAAATTAACGGCAGCGACACAAACTTTAAGTTTTAATTCTGGTGGCTATCAACGGGCAGCAAATCTTGTAGATGAAACTGGTCAATTAAAAGTTAATAAAGTATTAGAAGCATTAAATAAAATTAATACAACTAGTCAAAAAATTGAGTCAGTTACAACTACATCTGGTTTTACTGTAAACATGGGCGAAAATCTTTATACAGGAGTTACAATTAATAGTTTAGTTGGTCAAATTGATGTAGATACTATTAATATTACATCAGCTGCTAATGATTATGCTTTTACCTGGGATGCAGCAGGACTCAATGCTTATCTTAAAAATGCGTCTAATAAAAATCAAGGTATTGATGGTCAAGTATATGTAAGATACAACAATCTTGGTATCTATGGAACTAGTAAAGGGGAACAAATTGATACCGCGCTTAATTTAATTGGTGATAAAAATGAAGCTGAAAAAATTAAGGCTATTAAAGATTATACAACTTTTTTCCTTACTTGGGACGGTCTATATCTTAATTCTGATAACGGTAATTTAAAGCTTGATCCGCAGCGTGGTCTTGAAATTTACTCTGGAGTTAAATGGCCACTTGCTACATTAAAATCATATGATTATATTTATGATGGTCTTGGTGAAAAATATACGAAAAACGATGCTGTTCCACTAGTAACACTTGGCCGGCTTGGTCTTCCTTATTCCGCAGTTAGTCCAGTATATGGATTACGTCTTCGTAATAATGATGGTTATATTACAATGGAGACTAGTAATACTGGTAATTTAATTTTAAGGAATCAATTAAGAGTTGGTGAATTTGGAGCTGAAAGAAATTATACCCATCAAGTAGAAGAAACAGCATATATCTTAAAGACTTATAATAGAGTTAATGATGAGTTTGGCGGTTATATTGATTATGTTATTTATAGGATTACTTTAAAAAATACTCCGGCACCAAATACTGTCGTTACAGTTGCTAATATAACGAATGATTTCAATAATCCAGTTATAGAATTTAATGTCGGAGCAGACAGCCATACGCCTTCTAATGATTGGAACTATGATGCTGAATCCAATACTTATTGGACAAGTCGTCAAATTGATCAGTTCTCTCAACAAGAAATTAATCCTATTCCAATTAGTAATGGTTTTTATTTCACACATTATATAATCACCGAAACTATCATGCCGTATGTTGGTCTTAATGGAGATGGTATTGGCGATAATCCAATAGTATTTTATGCCGGTTATTCTCCAGCGTTTGAGACCACAAAATCATCTGAATATGAAAAAGCGCCGTTTAAAATTCATGCAGATGGAACTTTTATAGCTAAACGAGCAAATATTACTGGTACTATTAATGCAACTGATGGATATTTCTCTGGTGCAATCAAAATCGGCAATACTGCTGGAATAAATGGCGATTCTAATTCTGCATATGTATTTTATGCAGGAAATGGTGATAGTACAGAGCCAACTTTTTCTGTTTCTCCAAATGGTCAAATGATTGCAAATGATTCAATGATTCGTGGGAATAGTACCATTGAGGGGACTATTTTTGCAAATCAAGGAAGAATCAATAGATTATTTTTAAATAATTCTCCAGAGGATAACAGTTCAATTACAAGTTATATTGGTGCTAATACTGGTATAGAAGGAAGAAGTGGTGAGTCTGATGCCGGTTTAGTTTACATTAATATTCATGCTGGAGACTTTGCTGTAGATAATCGAGGATATTTCTATGGTGAAAAATTATTCCTTGTTAGAAATACTAATTGGTATGGAATTGGTCATCCAGACTTTACGCAATCTACTGCATTAAATTATGGTGATTATTATAATATAGTAGTTGGACCAAATCAAATTATTGATGAGAATGAAAATTATACTTCTTATTTCTTTACAGTTTATAATCCAAATACTGAAATTAATAATAAAAATCTTATCTTTGGCGTTCGAGATAACGGATCTATTGAAATGGCAGGCACGTTATTTGCTAATGGATTAGATCTAACTGGTGCATTAAAAGTACACGGAGAAGATGATTCAAATAGAATTGTCATCGACGGAGACAATGGTAGAATTTATGCTAATAATGATTTTGGTGATGTATGGTGGGTTAATAAAGATGGCAGCGCTGAGTTTAATAATGTAAAAGCAAGAGGGAAAATTGCTACAACAGTATTTGAATATGATAAAATTTCAGCTGTCGGTGGTAATATTGCTATTACTCCTAGCGCTTTTTTGGTAGAAGAATGTATTTCAACCGTTATTATTGATGGAAAGAATGGTTTTGAAACCGTCTCAACAGATTTAGATTTGTGGCATGATGGAGACGATGTTTTAGTTAGCGTATTGGTAGAAAAGGAATCGGAATTAGAAGGTCAAGTTTCAGAAGAAGTATATATACATGGTAGTATTATTACAATTAAAGATGATTTAAATGATTCTTCAATTAATACATGGTCTATTACTAGATCGCCTACGTCAATAAATCCTCAGATTGATCCAAACCCTCCAGAAATATTATCAATTAAGCCTTCTGTTATTTCTATGGAAAATAATCAACAGATTGTAACTGAATATAAGATA